TGCTTCTGTTGATGCAACGAACGGAAGAATAACATATAGCGGAACATTTAATGGAACTCTTGGAGCTACAAAAAAATGGACAAGTGACCCTGCTTGGATTTTATATGATTTATTAACGAATGAAAGATATGGTTGCGGTATTAATGGGGCAAAATTAAATAAATATACTTTTTATGAAGTTAGTCAATATTGCAACGAATTAGTGAGTGATGGCGAAAGTGGTCTTGAACCTCGTTTTTCATTAAATATAAATATTACTACTGCAAAAGAAGCATTTACCTTAATTAATGAGATCTGTTCTGTTATGAGAGTTATGCCATATTACTCTGCAGGAGGAGTAGAACTAGCACAGGATTCTGAACAATCAACAAAATATATATTCAATCTTAGTAATGTTACTGAAGAAGGTTTTGTTTATTTAGGTAGTAGTGCTAAAACAAGACATACCATTTTTAATGTTTCATATTTTGACATGGTTACAAGAGAAGTCGACTTTGAAACAGTGACTGCTGATCAAGCAACTTTAAATAAATATGGTTCTTTTGTAAAAAATGTAACCGCAATAGGAACGACTTCAAGAGGTCAAGCACAAAGATTAGGCAAATGGTTTCTTTACAATGAGCAAAATTCCTCTGAAAGTGTGAATTTTGCAACTGAAATTGCTGCAGGTAATATTTTGAGAGTTGGTGACATTATAGGTATTCAAGACCCATTAAAAAGTGGAGTTAGAAGAGGAGGCCGAATAAAAATAGGTACAACACCAACAACAACACAGATAGAAATTGATGATTCAGATAATACAGATATACCATCATTAACTGCAACTCCTACTTTGTCAGTCATATTGCCTGACGGTTCATTAAGTACTAAAACAATTAGTGCAATTAATGGAACTGTTTTGACTGTAAGTACTCCTTTTTTAAATGCTAGTAATCAAGCAACAGCACCAAATGTAAATTCAGTTTGGGTAATTGAAACTCCAACTTTAAAAACAAATTTATTTAGAATTGTCACCATTACAGAAAATGATAATGGGACATTTGCCATAAATGCTCTAAAACATGACCCAAACAAATATAGCTTTATTGAGGATGGTGAACTATTACCAGAAAGATCTATTTCAACATTAACTGAAATTAAAGTTCCACCAGAAAATATGACCTTTGAAGAGACTCTTGTTTTTGTTGATAATAAAGTTGTCAGTAAAATAGTTGCTTCTTGGAAGCCTGTTCAAGGTGCTGTAAATTATACTTTGCAATATAGATTTAATAATGGAAACTATATTTCAGTCACAACACCTGCAAATGATTTTACTATAGAAAATGCTGATGCTGGCACTTATAATTTTCGTATTTTTTCAATTAATGCTATTGGTCAACCTTCTCCAAATCCTTTAGAAAGAGAGTTTAATGCTGTTGGTAAAACAGCAAATCCAGCAGCTGTACAAAATTTACAAATAGAGCCTTATTCAGAAAATCAAGTCAGATTAAAATGGGACCCAACTACAGAGCTTGATGTATTACATACTGGAAAAGTTTTTATTAGGCATACAAGTGCTACCAGTGGAGCAACTTTTAGTAATGCACTAGATTTGATACCTAGTATTTCAGCACAAAATACAGAAGTTATTGTTAGTGCTTTAGTTGGAACTTATATTCTTCGCTATCAAGATGATGGTGGTAGATTCAGTCAAACTGATGCGTCAATAGTAGTAACTATGCCTGATGCTTTTAATAAATTATTAATAATACAACAAAGAGAAAGTCCAAATTTTACAGGTACAAAGACAAACACTACAGTTTCAAATAGTAAATTACAACTTACAAATCCAGTATCCTCAAAAACTGGCTCTTATGAATTTGCAAATATTGTTGATTTGGGTCAAATATTTAATTTAAATTTATTGAGAGTAATTTCAAGTTTAGGTGTCTACGGTTTAGATCTTATTGATTCAAGAACTGAGCTTGTTAACACTTGGGAAAGTTGGGATGGTACCTCTGCTCCTAATGTAAATGCAGATATTACAGTTGCAACATCATCTGACAATTCGACCTATACGGATTTTCAGTCCTTTAGTAAAGGTACCTTTGTAGGAAGATATTTTAAATTTAAAACTAACATTGTTACCACAGACGTTGCTCAAAACATTGAATTATCTGTTTTAGGATTTGACGCCAGTCTTGATTTGAGAACTGAAACAAGTACAGAAAATACAGCAGCAACAAATGGTGTTATCAGTTCTGGTACTTCGGGTTCTGGTAAAAATATAGTATTTACAAAAAACTTTTTTACGGGAACAACAGCTATCGGTGGTTCAACAACTAAATATCTTCCTAGCGTAAATGTAATTGGTCAGAATATGGCTTCAGGGGATTATCATGTAATAAGTAATGTATCTGGTTCTGGATTTAATGTAATATTTAAAAATTCTAGTAATAATGTAATAGATAGAAACTTTACTTTTACCGCAACTGGTTTCGGCAAAACTGTTTAATTATGGCTCAAGATCCTGATTTTCAAATTCCAAATGGTACTGGACAAGCAGTAAGGCAAGATATTGAAACTGCAATACTAGCTTTAGCATCATTATCTAGTGGCGCACAGTCTGGTCTTGGTACAACTCAGCCTTGTCAATTATTTGCAGATACAACAAACAATCTTTTAAAAATAAGAGATACAGGCGGAAACGCAGCAGCTAATTTAGCAACATTTCACACAATAGGCCAACTAAACACCGCTAATCTTGGCTTGTTTCCTGTAACAGGAGGAAGTTTAACTGGAGTTTTAACATTAGTCACTGGATCGGCCTCAGGCCCATCAGTGAATTTTGGAGATTCAACTACAGGATTTTTTAAATCAGCAAGTAATATTGTTGGATTTTCAGGTGCTGGCACAGAATCATTTAAATTTAGTTCTAATGGAATTGATTTTTTAGGTACAAAGCCTGCAAGATTTTATGATTCTGATAGTTCTCATTTTGTAGGATTAAAAAGTCCTAGTGTTGTTTCATCAAATAAAACATATACTTTACCCGCAACCTCAGCCGCAAATAATATTTTAACTGTTGATGGCTCAAATAATATGAGTTTTACTGCGTCACCTACTTTAACTTCTGTTAAATCGGCATCATATAGGGATGAGAATAATTCAAATGCTTCTACTGCTCAAGAAATAGCACAGGGAAGGGCAAAAGCATGGGTAAGATTTAATGGTACAGGAACACCATCAATAAGTGATTCTTTTAATATTGATGACATAACAGATGAAGGTTCAGGAATTTATGATTGCGAATTTACTTCTGCTATGAATAATTCAAATTATGCTGTTGTTATAAGTGCAAGAGCAGAAACAAGTGCATATGGTCAAAGTGCAGTTTGCCAATTGCATCAAAATTCTACTCCTTCTGTCAGTGAATTTAGAATTTGTAGATCATATCAAGATGACAATAATAATGCAGTACACTATCAAGATTCGACTATGATGATGGTAGCGGTTTTTGGAGATTAATTATGGCAATTGAAGATAAGCGTATAGTTTATACTTTAGATGAGCAAGTAAAAATTGTTATACCTTCACCAAAGTGCAGTTTAACTATTGAACAATTACAGTCAAAAAAAGCTATTCAAAAAGGTGTCAGTACCTATGTCGTAGATAAAGAAACAATACCAAACGATAGAAGTTTCAGAAATGCTTGGACTTTTGATGGTTCAAAGTTTGGAACTAATATGACAACTGCAAAAGAAATTCATAAGAATTTTATAAGAGAGGCAAGAATACAAAAGCTTAAAGATCTTGATATAGAGTTTCAAAAAGCCTTAGAAACGTCTGCAAGCACAACTGACATCATTGCAAAGAAAAAAGCGTTAAGAGATGCTCCTGCTGATTCTGCAATAGACTCAGCATCAACTGAATCAGACTTGAAAAAACAATGGAACTCAAGTATTCTTGGTTCATCACCTTATAGCTAATGGCAATCACACCGGGCGTTTATGATATGACCGTTCAAAGAAGGTCAGATCATAATATACAATTAGTTTTTAGAGATTCAGATAATGATTTTATTGATTTAACTGGATTTACTGTTGAAGCTCAAGTATGGGAAGAAACAAGAACTACCAAATATGCAGATTTTGGAATTACATATACAAACAGATCTACTGGCACTGTTGACATTGCTTTAACTGACACACAGACTGCAACATTTAGTCCATCAGAATTAAAGTATGATGTGTTACTTACTAATCCATCAGGACTTAAAGAATATTATTTAGAAGGTACACTATATGTAAGTGAAGGATACACTGCATGACATCTGTAAACATTACAACTACTAAAAATACTGTTACAGTTAATGAAGGTGATACTAAAGTAGTCACAGTAACAACAGCCGGACCACAAGGACCTAAAGGTATTGAATTAAACGATACTAACAAGATAAATGGTTCTGTTATTTACTATGATTCTTCTTCTGCTACATTTAAAGCAGATGCAACAACTACAAAACTTACACTTGTTAATGGAGGCAATTTTTAGGTCATGTCCAATACTATAAGAATTAAAAAAAGATCAGCTAGTGGTAGTGCTGGTGCACCTTCAAGTTTATCTCCCTCAGAATTAGCATTTAATGAAGCTGATTTAAAATTATATTATGGTTTTGGTGATAATGGTTCTACTCCACCATCTGCAAGTTCAATTATTACTGTAGGTGGTGCTGGTGCATTTTTTAATAAAACAGATACAAGAACAGCAAATACAGTTTTAGTAGGACCTTCAAGTGGTTCTGCTGCTGCACCTACATTTAGGGCTTTAGTTGCTGCTGATTTACTTAAATTAAATGAATTTACTGCACCTGATGGCGCTGTAAGTTTAAATAGTCAAAAAATTACAAACCTTGCAGATTGCACAGCCGACTCTGATGCTGCAAATAAAGGCTATGTAGACGGAGTTGCACAAGGTTTAGATATAAAAGATTCAGTTAAAGTTGGAACTACAGCAAATATTACACTTTCTGGAACTCAAACTATTGATGGTGTTGCAGTTTCTGCTGATGAAAGAGTACTTGTCAAGAATCAAAATACAGCTTCAGAGAACGGACTATATCTTTGTAAATCTGGTTCATGGGCAAGAACAGTTGACTTAGCTGCTGGTGCTGATGCTGCTGGTGCTTTTACTTTTGTAGAGCAGGGAACTGTTAATGGTGATAATGCTTTTGTTTGTAGTTCTGACAAAGGAAGTGCTGTTGTAGGAACAAATAATTTAACTTTTGTTCAGTTCTCTGGTGCTGGACAAATTACTGCATCTGATGGTCTTACAAAAAGTGGCAATACATTATCAGTAGATCTTAAGGCAAATGGTGGTCTTGTAATTGAATCATCAAAGATA